GATTACAAGAAAAATGCGTTGGTCGCCTAAGTATGTCAGCCCACTTGTCTCCATACCGTTAGAAAGAATGATTCGGGAAAGAGTCAATACCGGCTTTCGATTGCAAGCGATTGTTGGGGCAATGTCTGTTTCTCATGCTGAAATGGTTTGTCGGCAGATTAGTGAAATCTTTAAGGATGTTCTGACTGTTGATTGGGTAGGCACTGGCGAGGATGGCAGAAGCAACGAAGACAACAAGAAAATCCTAAGAAAGTTTTGCCCACCGAAAGACCCACTGACCGGAGAAAGAGAGCACACCTTGGATGTTTTGGTTCATGTTGGGATGGCAGGAGAAGGCTTGGATTCTGTTGATGTCTCAGAAGTAATTCATCTGAATTCAGCCTCATGGAACAACAGCAACGATCAAGAGAATGGGCGAGCTGCTCGCTATAGACCTGGAGTTACTGGTCACATCAACTTTGACTCATCTTCAGAGTATGCGATTCAAGGCTATTTGGGTGAGGCTATCATGGACGCAATGGATCATGAAAAACCTAAGCTTGAAGAACAGGAAAAAGAACGTTCTGAACCTTCTGAAGAATATAAGGAACTGCCAGAAGAGCCAAAGATTCACATTGCCAACATTGACCTTGACCACATAAACAGTGGCGATCCTGAAGTAGTTAGAATGAAAAAGATCATCACTATGCAGACGCCAGGACTAAGCGTTGATGACTGGAAAGATGAAACCCATTGGATCCATCAGGTTGCTGTTGAAGAATACAAGAGAATGAGAAAGCAGGAAGCTGAAGCAATGAATCCTGAATCCATTGCTCGCCAGTGGCAGGAGAGCGTTAAAAACGCAACCTCAGTTGTGACACACTTGGCTGCAAAAGTTGTTGCACAAAAGTCTGAGCGATTTGAAAAAAGCATGATTGGCGACATTAAAAAGCGCATTAACTATCGCAAGAAAAGTGACTTAGGTGGAGTCAGTAATGAGGTAGAAACCTGCAAACAACACTATGAATGGCTGAAAGGTTTGGAATCAACCTTACAAAGTGGAGAGGTTCCCAAGTGGCTGCTGTAAGGATTGAAAGCGGAGAGTTCCCACTATTACGAAATGTTAATGTTCAAAATCAGCCTTGCAGAGCAGAAGTTTATGGTCAGTGGTCTAAATACATAAACTCTGATTTGCCTAAGATTATTGAGCATTTACCGGAAGTCATTGAAGACGTTTACGCTTACGAAGTTTGGAAGGACAAATACCTAGACTCACCAGAACAATTTTTTGAACGAATTGGACTGTTTGGTTTAGACCTGAAGGAGCCAGCAAAGCTTATTGATGAGCTTCGCAAAAAAGGACCATCCAAAAAAAAGCGTGAAATCATCATGCGAGCGCAGGAAGCCAAGAAGCTAAGAGAGAAAGGCCAGACCCAACAGCAGATTGCTGCTGAGTTGGGAGTTGACCAAAAGACTGTAAGCAATGATTTAGGAAGAAATTCTGTCCGGACAGAAAAAATTCCTAAACAACCACGAACTCGAACACGTTATGAAATCAATGAAGCAACAGACCCAACGGTTGCGGCTCAAAGGATCCGCGCCAAGTTTGGCGAAGAATATGCCCAAAAACTAAAAAAGGAATTATGAACAACGACAACCTTTTAGTCCAAGTTGCGCAGCAATGCGCTATTAAGCCAGCAGAACTGCAAGAAGTTCTGATGAAGACCGTGATGCCCAACAACTCAAAACCTGAGAATGTTACGGCTTTTCTCGCAGTTGCCAAACAGCACAACCTGAACCCACTAACGAGGGAAATCTACGCATTTCCGGCAAAATCCGGTGGTATCAGCGTTGTGATGAGTGTCGATGGTTGGAACAAGATTATGAACCAACATCCGCAGTTTGACGGCATTGAATTCAATCATGCAACGGATGAAAAAGGCCAAGTAGTGAGCGTCACCGCAACGATTTACCGCAAAGACCGACAGCGACCAACCGTGGTGACTGAGTTCTTGAGCGAGTGCAACACAGGAAGCCAGCCTTGGAAACAATACCCAAGCCGGATGCTTCGTCATGCTGCAATGAAACAGGCCATTCGGCTAGCCTTTGGCCTATCGGGGATCACGCCAGAACCAGAGACCACTGAAGAGGAAGAACCACCAGCGCCAAAAGTCATCAATCCTGAAGGTTCACAAGCCTTCTTTTTGCTGAAAGAGCAATTTGAATCCTGCCAAACTCAGGAAGCACTTGAAGAGGCAAACAGTCTGGCGAATGCCTACGCCAAACGAGGTGACCTGAAAAAAGGCGAGGTAGACCGATTGAAGCTGATACAGAAGCAAGTAGAGCAGGAAATTGCTCAGACGATGGCAACCGCAACTGAAGCCGCATAGGTGAAGATGGCAGGCAATCACTACGTTGTTCTAAATTATAAACTGCTCAAGGCTTGTCCAGACCCAGCAATTGCGGTTGTACTGGCAGAGCTTGCGAAGTGGGATGAGTTTTACCGCAAAGACCACGCGAACCGTTTGGAGTGGTTGCCTGTCGAATTTCACAATCAACCTGGCTGGTTTTACAAGACTGAAGACGAATGGGAAGAAATCGGAATCACGGCAAGAGTGCTTCGCAGAGCAAAGGCTTTTTTGAAGGAAAAAGGCATTCTTTCAGAGCAAATGAAAGGTTCACCTCCAAAGCTATGGTTTCGGCTGAATTCAGAAGCCTTGGAAGCCTTTCTTGCCCAACCATTACAATCGGTAAGGGTTACGAATCGTAAGGGTTACGAATCGTCACCTCCAAGGGTTACGAATCGTAAGGGTTCTATTAATAAGGAATCATTAAAAACAATCACTATAGACAATCCCCCTATATCCCCCCCAAAAGAATCACCGTCTGATTTCAAGATTTGGTGGAAGAGTTGGCTGGCTGCAATCAAGACCTTGCCCACTGAGAAACCAGCCGCTTCTGGCACACCGGACAAAGCCGAGCGCAACTTCAATGCGGTTCGCAAAAAGTTCAACTTGGAGGAAATTCAGAAATCGACAGAGAACTATCTCGAAGAATGCCGATTGGACAGGTTCGGAACAAACCATTGCAGACCCAACCAGCATGCCGCAACTTTTCTGAAAATTTCAAACATTGAGCATTATCTGGCTTGGGAAGCACCAAGCCGAGCCTCGCCAAGCAACCAGCCTGACGAATGGGATTTAATTCAACAGCAACTCACGCAAGGAGAAAGCCAATGCAGTCAGTCGAGCTATTACGCAAATTAAGCGCAATCTACAAAACCAAGCCAAGCCAAGAACTCGCACAAGTTTGGCAGATTGGTCTGGATGACCTCAGTGAAGAGCAAATCGAAGAGGGTTTTAACCGGATGGTTAAAGAGTTCAAGAGTGACTTCTTGCCAACCGTTGCCGTTTTTCGCAGCTACGCACAACGCAACACCAACAACCGAACCCAAGCTTGTAAGACACCAGAAGAATGGCTTACCAAGGAAGCAGAACTGAAAGCCATTGGAAAACGCTTCGATCCAGTAGGCGCACAGAAGTATTTTCAAGGAATTGGTCGCGCACCTTTTGGCTTCTGGCTGGATTCAGACTCAATCGTCCGTTGGACAACCAAAGACGAGACACCTGTGAAAGTCGACAAACCGAGCAAAACCGATTCACCAAGCCAATATTTTGCGAAGCTAGTGCAGACGGTTGCTGCTTGATTACCTTCAGAATCAGACCAGTACCCAAGCCGCGCCAGAGCATTCGAGATAAGTGGAGTCCAAGCAAGTCAACACTCAGATACCGATTGTTTGCTGATGAGCTTCGTTATCAAGCGATGGATATGAAGTTTGTTCTGCCGGACAGCTTTGCCGTTGAGTTTATTATTCCCATGCCCAAAAGCTGGTCGATTCGCCAGAAGTCACTGATGAACGGAAAACCTCACAAACAAACACCGGATTTGTCCAACCTGCTGAAATCCTTAGAAGACGCATTACGCAAAGAAGACAAAGAGATTTGGGACGTTCACGCTTCAAAAAGATGGGGGGAGGTAGGTCAAATAAGAATTTATTCACCAACAGAATTTGATTGGGCGGATTTATGATTCTTTCTCACCAAGCTTTGAATGGACTCAAAGAGTTGGGGCATTTGCCACGATTCGCCCAGGTTGGACCTTGCTCTGTTGATTTGCACTTAGGCAACACCTTCGCTCAGTTGGGAATCAAGCAGAAGTTTTTGTTTCTGGATTCTGAATCGGTTTACCAAACCACACAGACCGAAGATTTTTTGCTCGAACCTTCCAAGTTTGTTCTGGCAAGCACTCAGGAAAAAATTAGCGTTCCAAATCACTTAGCGGCTTTTGTGGCTGGTAGAAGTTCAGTCGGAAGGCTTGGGTTGCAGATTCAAAATGCTGGATTCGTAGATAGCGGCTTTCAAGGACAGATTACGCTCGAACTGTACAACCAGAGCGAGAAACCAATCCTGTTGAAAGCAGGCGTGAGAATTTGCCAAATTGTCTTTTTTCAACTCGACGAACCAACCGCTCAACCGTATCAAGGAAAGTACCAGAACCAAGAAGGCGCAACAGGCTCGCGGCTTTACAAGGATTTTGAGGCGTGAAGATTAACCAGCTATTTCCTGACACTGAGGAAGGAAACAGAATAAATCTGCCAACCACGCTGGTGGCTGGAAGGTCGAAAGCAATAAGCGAATACTTAGGACGCACTCGCTACGCTGCGCCTCTGAAACCACTTTCGAGAAGAGCAGAAGAAAAGTTTAAGCAGAAGCAGAAGCCCAAGGCCATGAGGCTTTGTCCTGTTTGTGGGTTTCATAAGCCGAACAAGAAACTCTACTTCAGTGGCTCCATCTGCCGATACTGTCGCAGGCTGAAAAAATTAAGGGGGGGAGGGATACCCCATAGCAGGTAAAGAATCTTTTGCCAGAAAAATTGAACTGAATTACTGGCGACTTCATGAGCCGGATAAGTTTGAACGCTATCAAGAGCGAGCCGCAATCATGGAATATTGTGGCGGACTCAGGCGAGAGGATGCAGAACGCCAAGCCTTCTGGTTAATCAAGAGAGAAAAAAGCTGATGGAATTTAAATTTGATTCGGATCTGGAAAAATTAAGGGGGGGGATGGCTAATCGATTACGGCAGATGCCTTATGCTATCTCTTTGGCACTAAATTCATCAGCCTTTGATATTCAACGAGAACTCAAGGCTCAACTACCCAGGCGGATTCACAAGCCTACTCCCTACACCATCCGAGGGATTCAGGTGGAGAAGTCTACCAAGAACACCATCCGTACCAAAGGCGCAAAGGTTGGCTTTGCTGGTGGCGGTTTCGGTAGGCTTCCAGCCAATGCTGGCATTCCACCATCAGAGTACATGACCAGACTGATCCCCAAAGGCCCAAGCATTCGCACAGCTCGCACTGGAACCAGAGGCATACCTGTGCCGTACAATGCCAAGCTGAACACTTATGGAAACTTACCAAGAAATTACATCAGCACAGTCCTGAACAAAGGGGCGTTCGTTGCGACCATCAAAGGAATCAGCGGAATTTGGTCGGCATACAATATCGCTGGAACGTCTGGACTGCAGTTGGTTGTCGCCTTCGAGAAGTCCACGAGTTATCCAGAGAAGCCCTTTGATCTGTTTGGTTTGTCTGTCGCTGAACTCAGAAAAGTTTGGCAGCTCAACCTTGACAAAGCCATCGACCTTACCAACCGAAACTCTACCTAGTACGGAGGACGGGACGGGCAAAAGGTACTTCCCCAGCCTTTTTGCGGTGGTTTTGCGCCCGAC